TATAACCATACTTGGAACGTAACTGAAATCGAAGATAGCTGGGATACAGTCAACGGATCTGGTTACTTTTATCCGCTGATTGATTATGGGAATGTTTCAAGCAATAAAGATGATTTTAGCGTTTCGGCTTTCAGACCAGCCTTGTATGTTAAGGAGTACATTGAGAAGATATTTGAAGGAACAACCTATACGTTGAATTGTGATTTCTTTGATACTGCATTTTTTAAGACTTTAATCATCCCGAATAATAGTCAGGGAATCAGAGGTACGAATGATCGTTTTATTTTAGGCACGAAAACAATCTCGCAAGTCTTGCTAAATAGCAATACGCCAACTGCAAGGAGTGCAGATTTGCCTTTTGATACTACTGTTTTATTGGATGTTACCGAAAATGCAGGAAAAAGTATATTCACATATACCGGAACCACAAAAACAGTCAGAACGATTGCATCAGTTACTGGCATTTATCAAACGGATGCGGCTTCCTCAATTACTGCGACTTTGTATATTGCTGGGATTGCGGTCCAGTCATTCACGCAAAATACGTTTTCGGCAAACAATCCTTTTACTTTCTCATTTGATTTTACTGGAAACATAGAGAATACAAATACACTACGAATTGAATTAAGCGTTCCAGCAGCAGCCAATACTTACATAGTAACAATCTCCAGCGCAAACATTAACCTTGCTCAGGTCACATCCCAGATCGTTGATGTGGCTTATAATGGTGTGATATCAATTAACGAGAATTTACCTAAAGGGATATTTCAAAAAGATTTCTTTTTGTCGATCTGCAAGATGTTTAATATGTATGTATTTCAGGACAACATAAACGAAAAGCAAATAAATATTTCGCCTTACATTGATTTCTACGGATCGGCAGTTACTAATAGTCTGGATTGGTCACAGAAGATTGATACTGGTGCGCCGATGTCTATTAAACCGATGTCGCAGTTGAATGCCCGGTATTATGCTTACAGATATACGGATGATATTGATTATTACAACGAAAATTATAAGAAGAAATACGTGCAGAGTTATGGAGATTTTTTATATGATTCTGAATTTGATTTTGTAAAAGATACTGCTGGTACTAACATAATTTTTGCACCAACAGTATTGCTACAACCAACTTCGCACGGACACGCAGATAAATATTTTTCAGCTATTTATAAATTGTCAAATTATAATACGCAAGAGGATCCGATGGATTCTGTGATTCGGATATTAATGGCTAAAAAATTAAGTATTGCGCATCAATGGCATATTAAAAGCGGAGTGAATGGGGCGGGGAGTAATTTAGCTTCATTGAATACTTACGGATATGCAGGGCATTTGAATGATCCGGTTACTCCAACGATTGATATTAATTTCGGAGTACCTAAAGAATTGCAATTCCCGGCTACAACGTACCCAACAAATAATCTATTCAATACTTATCATAAGCCTTACTTGTTGGAGATAACGGATATGGAATCAAAGCTATTAACGTGCAGAATGTATTTAACTGCGGTTGATATTTACAACTTAGATTTCAGCAAGTACATTTGGATTAATGGCGTTCTGTTTCGGCTTAATAAAGTGGAATCCTACGATCCAACTGATTACAGAACAACACAAGTTAATTTATTAAAAGTAATCAATACGAACTGATGGCAGAGGAAATAATAGGGATAAAAATAACCACAGATGCGGCACAAGCAACTCAGGAGGTTCAGAAATTAGATAACGCATTTGAGGCAACCGATCAGTCCGTAAAAAGTCTGAGAACGCAAATGCGTGAGGCGGCGGCAAATGTTCAATTAATGGCTGATAAGTTTGGCGCAACTTCAAAAGAGGCAGTTAATGCGGCAAAACGTGCGGCTGATTTAAAGGATAGGATCGGTGATGCAAAAGCATTAACGGATGCATTTAATCCAGATGCTAAATTCAAGGCGGTGGCTTCCTCATTGGCTGGAGTTGCTGGAGGTTTCAGCGCATTGCAGGGTGCGATGGCTTTATTTGGAAATGAGAATAAGGATGTCGAAAAAGCATTATTGAGAGTCAATGCGGCAATGGCATTGTCTCAAGGTTTACAAGCAGTAGGCGAGAGTGTGGATTCGTTCAAGCAATTAGGCGCGGTAATAAAATCAACAACTACATTCCAGACTTTAAATAATGCGGCAACTGAAACTGCGGTAACAATTCAAAAAGCGTTCGGTATTGCAACTGTTCAGACCAGCGTTGGATTTAATATTTTAAAGGGTGCGATTATAGCTACTGGTGTCGGTGCTTTAGTTGTTGCGCTGGGTTTGGTTATACAAAACTTTGATAAAATTAGTAACTGGATAAAGAACAGTCCGCTGGGTGCTTTGGCTAAAGGTGTGGGTAATTTGGTTGAGCAGTTTACAGACTTTATTGGAATTACAAGCGAGGCGGAAAGGAATTTGGACAAGTTATCAAAAGCAAATAAACGAGCAAATGAGGATATAGAAAACAGAATTAAAATTTTAAAAGCGCAAGGCGGTTCTGAAAAGGAGATTTATGAGTTAAATAAAAAAAGGATTGAAAATGAACTCAATGATCTAAGAAATGCAGGAAAGGTAAAAGGCACATTATCTGAGGAAGAAAGAAAGCAAATGCGCACCTTAAATACTGAAAAATTAGTTTTAACTGCGGAATACAATAAGAAAAGCGCGGATGCTGATAAAAAGGCAGCAGAGGAAGCGAAAAAGAAACGTGATGAAGCAGACAAAAAAGCCATTGAGGATAAAAAGACTGCTGATAAAATGTTGCTTGATTTGCAGAAAGCAAACACCTTATCAGTTATTGAGGATGAAAATCAAAAAGCCTTAAAACTTTTAGAGATAGATAGTAAAGCAAAAGCAGATGAAATAAATAAATTAAAAGTTCATCAATCAGTAAAGGATGAATTGATCAGGTTAAATAATCAAAAGTTTGAAAGCGATAAATTGGTTATTGAGAAAAAAGCAAAGGAAGATTTAGATAAAAAACAAAAAGAGGAACAAACCAACCTTAATGCTTTTAATGAAAAAATTACTGAAATAAAAAATGCTGCAATAGAGGATGATAATAAAAGAGCAGAGGCGGAGAGGTTGGCAAAACTTAGAAAGCAGATACAAGAATTAGAGGAAGATAAGAATTTTATAAAATTATCACTTACTGAACAAGCGCAGATTAAACAAGATTTAATTATTGCATCTGAAGCAGCAGGACAAAAAGGTAAAAATGAAATAGTAGCTAAAGGGTTACAAAATGAAATAGATTTGTTGGTTGGGCAGCAAAAAGACTTAGATAAAAATTCAAAAGATTATTTTGACAAGGCTCGTGATATTGAGGACGCAGAATATAAATTAAAAATACATCAAGCAGGAGGCAATGCAAAAAAAATCGAAGCGATAAATATAGAACATTCAGAAAATTTAGTAAAAATTGCAAAAGCTGAAAAAGAGGCAAAGAAAGCAATATTATTAGAAACTTTAGGTACAATAGAAAAATTTGGAAAAGATGTTCAAGTTTTAGCTGGTAAAAATAAGGAATTAGCTATTGCAGGAATATTGATTGAAAAAGCTGCGGCAATCGGAACTGTTGTTGTCAATACAGTTGCGGCAACTGCAAAAGCGGTCGCAAAATCTCCAATAACGTTAGGTTTACCTTGGTCAGCTTTAATCATTGCAGGAGGTATCGCGCAAACTGCATTAATTATTAAATCCGGGATTGATCAAGTAAAGGCGATCAAAGCGGCTGGTGCATCCATTCCGGGCGGAGGTTCTATAAGTGATCCGGGATCCTCTGGTCCAAGTTTAAGCGAAGCAAGTCCGATGGGTAGTGGTGGCGCAATTCCTACGATTAACCAAATGGATACTCCAGATTTGGGAGGTGGAGGCGGAGGCGGTGGTGTTGACAGAGCATCAGGCGATACGATAGTAAGAGCATACGTTGTTGAAAGCGATATTACAAATACGCAAGGCAGAATGCAGGAGATTGAAAACCGAGCGAGGTTTGAATAAATGATAAATTTTTATTAATCCCTATTTATAAACATGAATACAGAAATCCCGATTTATATGCTTGACATTACGGATAGCATTGAAGATGATTCACAAGTCGACTTTATCGCATTGGTAGATCGCCCAGCAATACAAAGGAATTGGAATGCATTTAATAAAACCCAAAAATTTGAAGTCACCAATGAAGATCGCCGCATCATATCTGGTGCTATTATGTTGGCTGATACGCCTATCTTTAGATCTGATAATACTTATGGTGATTATTATGTGGCTTTTAGTGCGGAGACTATTATCAAGATTGTCCAGAAATTTTTCAAAAAAGGTTTCCAGAGCAACGTAAATTTAATGCACAATTCAAAGCAACAATTTAATGGCGTTACATTATTCGAAAGTTTCATATCGGATTCATCCAGAGGCATTATGCCAATGAAAGGGTTTGAGGATGCGCCAGAGGGCAGTTGGTTCGGTTCGATGATTGTCGAAAACGATGAGGCATGGGCGAAAGTAAAGAGTGGCGAGATAATGGGTTTTAGTGTTGAAGGATTATTCTCATACAAACCAAAGGAAGTAAATCAGGTCACATCATTGGTAGATGCGATCAAGAAAATATTGTCACAAGTTAAGTGATAAACATTGAATTATTAACTATATAAAAGAAAAGTATGAACCCACAAGAGGCAATTTTAAAAATTAAGGCGTTGTTTGATGACAACATTGCGCCTATTGAAGTTGAAGCTGAGGATACTAAGGTTGAAGAAACTAAAGTTGAAATGGCAGAATATTCTTTAATGGATGGAACTAAGGTTGAAATTTCAGCTTTAGAGATTGGCGGTTTGGTTACCTTAGAAGGCAACCCTGCACCGGTTGGAGATCATGAATTAATGGATGGAACGGAAATAACTTTGGATGATAATGGTATGATTACTGCAATCGAAACTAAAGTTGTTGAAGCAAGTCCAGAGGTTGATGTTGAGGCTGGTTACGATAAGAAGAAAGAGGAAGAAATGGCTGAGGCATTCAATGCAAAGATTGCTGAATTAATCGAAGCAAATGATGCAAAGATTGCTGACCTTGAAAACAAGGTTAAGCAGGGATTTGCTCAGGTAGCTGATTTGATTGAAGCGATTTCAAAAACTCCGACTGAGGATCCAATTAACAAGCCGAATAGCTTCACAGAATTCGTGAATACAAAAAGCATTAAAGAACAAAGAATAGACAAGTATAGACAAGCAATTTTAAACAATAAAAATTAAAAACGATGGCATTTGACGTATCAACCTTAGCCGCTTATACCGAGCAAAACGAAGCCTTATTGGTAACGGATTCAGTTTTAGGCGCAAAAACTGCCGCTTTGATTAAGAGCGCAGGAAACGTAATGATTGGCGTGAAAAGCGCAGAGACAATCAACATAATGGACACCGATGCAATATTCCAAGCTGGTGGTAGCTGCGGATTTACTGCATCAGGTTCAACAACTTTCACTCAGAGAACTGTGACTGTTGGTAAAATCAAAGTAAATGAGGCACTTTGTCCAAAAGACTTAGAGGCTAAATACTTACAGAAGGCTTTACCTACTGGTTCAATGTATGATTCAATTCCTTTCGAGCAAGAATTTGCTGATAAAAAAGCAAAGACAATCGCTGCTCAGTTAGAAACTTCACTTTGGCAGGGAGATACTGATTCTGTTAACGTAAACCTTAACAAGTTTGATGGTTTAGTTAAGTTGATAGGTGCTGCAACTGGTCCGGTAGCTGCGAATGCTTCAGCTTTTATTACTGGTGCGCCAATTAGTGCTGCAACTGGAATCATTGCTACAAACGTTGTTTAATTCTTTGATGGTGTTTACAATGAATTTCCTGCTGAAGTTGTAGCTGATGTTGATTTGAGTATCTTCTGTGGTCAAGATGTATTCAGAACTTATACTATAGCGTTGAAGAATGCTAACATGTTTAACTACTCTTTTGACGGAAAGGCTGATTCTGAATTTGTATTGCCTGGAACTCCGATCAA